CCGAGCTTGTATAACATCCCCCGCACGTGGAGCGAAAATGAGAGTTTTGCCCGTACAAGTACAGTTATTTGGAGATGCTGGAGTGGGAAAAACTAAGTTAGTTTTCCCTCTTAGCATTGACGCCCTTAAATCTATGCCTGATTTGCAATTGGTTCCCGAAAATTTTATGAACCATATTTATTTTAGACAAGTAGGAGCCAAGTACTGGACCAACTACAATGGAGCACAACACCACGTAACTGTAATTGATGATGCCAACCAGATCTTACCAAAGATCTGTGAGTCTATTCCATTTACAGGAGAAATTATACATCTCGCCAACTCTGCCGAATGCCCTTTGTCAGTTGCAGAAGTAGACAATAAAGCTTTTGCTTTGTTTAATTCTCGACTGATAATTGTAACTGATAATAACCAAACCCCCGACGTAACCGCCACAATCACTTCACCCGACGCTTATTTTCGACGAATCGATTTCAGTGTTAAAGTTATGTGTAACCCAGAATTTAGCATTGAGAAAACTCATGGTAATGGAACGTACTATGTTTTTGACACTGAAAAACTTGACCCAAAGACCCCGAATACCGAAAAATACCTTTTCCAACTCTATAAACCTGGAACGAATGAACTAATTGGACCGATTTTAAACTATACAGAACTCTTGAAACAGATTTGCGATAAGTTGGAGAAAAATAGAACCCAGCACACCGTTGATTTGGATATGTATCGAGATTACGCAAACTCACACATGTCTCAGGATTTCTTTTTGTATTTGTTTAAAGACAGAATACCCAACCTTCTGTTGTATTTCTGTTTTGTTTTCAACTATACCTCTTTGACCTCCATCGCGTCATTGGTAGTTTTATTTGTTAGTTTATTTTTAAATTACATTTATGCTATCATTTGGCCTTTTGTTTATCTTTTCGTTATTCGACGCCTTCTGCGTCATAACGGTATACCTTGCACTTTTTATGAAATTAAAGATTCTCTTTCAGAATCTTGTTCCCGATTTAAAATTGTTTTTGTTGAAGCTTTTACTGCAACTAAGAATAAACTTAAATTTTTGTTTTCATTTAAAATCTGTTGTTTAGCCATCATTCCGTTAATTGTATTTTTTGTTTATAAATGTTTGAGAAAAGAAAGCGACAGAAAGAAATTTGACGAATTGGTTAAAGATGAAGATGTGGATGAGATTAGAGAGTTCATTGAGAAATACAATGGACGAAACCACCGACTGCGACACCTACAAACCATAATTGACGACTTAGACGATGAAGAACTGTTAAGTTTCTGTGTTTCGAAGAAGACCTACAAAAGCGAAGTTTATGAAGCTAAAACACAGAGAATTAATAAGAACGTAAGGAGCGAAGTTTATGATAGTTCTAAACAAGCTATTCGTAAAAACGTTTTGAGTCATTCTTATGGAATTACCAACGACTTTGACCCCGTCCCCTATTGGAGAGGGAGTCTACCCACTGAAGTTAGTGAGAGTACAAAATCTCAATATCTTGCCGACGTAAATTCACAAGAAATTTTGCGAATTTTGGCTAATGATAACCTTGCTAATTTGACAGTGGAGACTCCTGGATACCCACCCCGAACCGTGAACATTCTGATGTTACGAGGAGGAATTGGCGTGACCGTAAATCATATACTTTACGATTGCACTGACGACACCAAAGTGACATTAACCTGCAACAACAACACCTACTACTGCTCGCTTTCTGAATGTAAGCGAGTCAGAACCACCAAC